ACAGCAATCGTGCGAGTTCCATATGCATCGAGATACTCCGTGAAAGATTGTGAAACGAATGACCTGTCACACCATCTCTCAATCTGGTCACTGACATTGTTGACCATCGTTTCAATGAGGTCATCATCAGTGGATGAAGTCACGCCCATATATGTCTTCACTGCTGAAACTGTTGTCAATGCGTTTGATGCAAGTGCCATTGTTCTGCCTTATGCGTTTGAAGCTCTATATGCCTTTGATCCAGTTCTCTGGGTCAGGTCTGCAGTGGTCTGTGCAACGCCAATCTGCTTGCCGATGATGATGGCATGACAAGTGAAGTTCGATTTTCCACCACCACTGCCGGTCGTGTAGTTCACTTGGTAGTATCTTTTTCTTGCGCCAATCAGAGGGATGTCGAAAACGACTTCCGATTGGTCATCATCAGCAGTCACCTGGACACCCGCTGCGCCATCGACATCGGTGTCAGTTGCACTCACGAAGCTTGTGTATGTGCTGTTGTCATCCGACTCTTGCACGAAGCACTTAAGTGCAGGCTGTCCGATCACGCCAAGTGACACGGTGATGATCAACCGACCACCTGCATATCCTTGAGTGTCAATCACACTGCTCACGCTTGCTGTTTGGCTTGCAGAAAGCGCACCCGGAGCAATGTGTCCGATGACTTTGAATTGATCATTGTGATTCATTTGGCTCAGTCCTTGGGAAAAGGTGGCCAGGGTTTTGAAGCCCTGACCACCGAGTAGCGAATTCAGCTTGCACGCATGACAGCGGTGTCGGTAACAGCACCGGCGATCGCGGTGTTGGTATCAACTGGCGCAAGGCCAGCAGGTGCGATGATTGCAAGGCAGCCCATCAGGGTTGCACCTGTGTTGTCTTCAGTCGCCACCAGCTTGAAGTATCGCTTGCGCGATCCGGTCAGCTGGATCTGGAAGACATACAGGCCGTTGTCATCGCCCGAGTTGTCAGGCAGATCAGTGGCTCCACCTTCGATGTCAAGGCTGGTTGCAACAACGCAGCCAGTCACATCAGAATATGAGGAGTTGTCATCTGATTCCTGAATCTTGAAGGCCGTGAAGTTGCCAGCAGTTGCACCGAGTGAAGCAACCATCAGCAGTTCACCACCACCGAAGCCAAGAGTGTCAACAACATTGGTGACCGCACTCGTTGCATTGTTCAACGAGATGGGCACCGAGTGATTGACGAGAACACAGTTTTGAAGAACGTTCATTGTTCTTTTCCTTTCACTCGAATCAGTCGAGCTTGATTGCCACGAGAGGACCAGCTTCGCTGGACGTGCCGGGTGAGTGGACCTGGAAGTCAAAGCGTTCAGTGCCACGGACGATGATCTCATCTTGTTCAAATGCGTTCAGTGCCGAATCTGAGAATGAGATCGTGTTGGATCGACGGTCACCGAAGGAGCAAGCAGCACCAAGGTCACCGAAGAGAATGGGAACACGAAGAGCCAGGGTTGCCGAAGTACCATCAGCAGTTGCAGCAGTGGGCATGGCTGAGACAAACTCAACGTCATATCCGAACAGCTGCTTGCGCTGAGTGCCTTCATAGATTCCTGCCGAAGTGGTGCCACCTGCTGCATACATGAGCTTTTCAACGGCTGATGCATACGTGGTCTTGTGCATGTAGAACTTCGTGTTGGGCGTGTCCGCATAGTTCGGGAGCTTGCCCATCATTGCATGAAGGTCTGCAAGATCAATGGTGGTGACTGCTGCATCTGAGCTTCCAAGCGTGTTGATGCCTGCATTGCTCGAGACACCAATCAGCGCATTGGCGATGCCGACGATTCCACCATACGTGGAAGTGCCGTCACCAAGGAAGGCACATTCGTCTTCCTTCTTGGCAAATGCGTAGGCGATTTCGCCGGCCACAGAATCGCCAAGGTTGATCATCGAATCTTCGTTCAGTTCGTTGCTGATCGAGGTGAGGACCATGAGCTTTTTGGCAACAAGGCTGACCTGCTGGAAGGTCTGAGTGCTTTCAGTTCCTGCAGTTGCTTCACCAACGAAGGAAGCAGACAGGGTTGCGCTTCTCATTGGAATGCGCTTGGTGTCTGAGATCATTGGCTCAATCTTGGCGTTGCGGCGGATGACTCCATACTCTTCACGGAGGCTGATGAGCGTGTCACTGAATTCATCAGGAACAAGGAAACCACCCTGGCTGTTGACCGTTTCAAGGTGTGCCTTGGTGTTGATTCCACGATCACTGCACCACTGTGCAGACTTCTGGTGTCCCATGCAAGCAGCCGCCCAGCGACCAAACTTGTATGCTTCGAGTTCGGGGTCAGCACAGTTGAGTCGGCTGACATGCTTGAGTGAACCCCAACGCTTGAGGCCCTCTCTTTCGTTGTCAATTCTCATGTCAAATCCTTTGCCTTTGACGGTGTTGTTCTTGTTTGCCAGTGCCTTTGCAACAGCCTTGTTGACAGCAGCGTCGATGTCAGCGGACTTCTCAGCCTCTTCATCTTCTTCTGCCTTGTCTTCAGCTTCTTCATCGGCCATGGCCTTTTCATCATCGTGGTCTTCTTCCATCTTGTCATCCTTTGCAGGAGCGATCTCGATGGACAGGTCCACGCTGTCTGGGTCGATTGGGTTGCCATCGGCATCCATGATCTGAACGTCTTTCAGATACAGTGCCTTGGTGCGTGCAAAATCATCTTCACCCACCTCATTGAGCAAACCCTGAAGATCCTTCTGGATCTCGGAGATTGTCTTCTTCATTGTTTTGGTTTCCTGAAATTGTGAAATTGACTCAACACCTGGCTTGTTGTCCTTGCTCATCCACTTGGCTGATGCCGTTGGTTCGAGTGGCAAGCGCGTGTCACATGAATAGTTTTCCAGACTGCTTGGCAATCTGGCGTTTGACTGCATTATCAATCAAGGCCTTGGTGTCCACTGGCCTTGTGAGTTTGATTCTGTGTGTGCTCTTGATCTTGACCTCTGATGTGGGTGCCTCAACCTCAAGGTTGCAGAACTTCTTGACCTGGGCAGTTGTGACAATGCCCTTGCCAACAGCAGTGATCAGAGCATCTTGGTTGGCTGGAAGTGGTGCAATCGAGACCTCAAGCAGTTTCCATTTGTTGAAGACCTTCTTGATGCCCTCACCAAACTTGCTCCGGTCAGCCTTTGATGCAATCCGAGCACCACCCTGTTCAGGCACAAACCCAACTGACACACCCTTCACAATCCCTTGCTTGACCAGAGCCTCAACAAAGGATGGGAAGAAGTCACCCACGAAGTCTTTGGGCCTTTGTGCAAACTCGAGGTTGCCCATGACAGCACGATCAACCCTCTTGATGTTGGTGACCTTCCCGATGGGCTGGTCATATTCGTGATTGTAGAACAACACAGGGTTCTTCTCATAGTCTTTGGCATTCATGCCTTGTGGCACGAGAACCTCACCGTCACGGTCCACTGAGTCAGTGGTCAGCTTGGCCACAATGGTGTTGCCTTTGCTTGCTTCAACTTGTGCTGTCAGGGTCTTCTTCAACATGCTTGTCACCTTGTTCCTCATCGGCTCCTTGCCGTGCAGATCAACATTGTTCATTTGAAAGAGATGATTGGTTCCAGGGTGCATCTGCAGTTTGGGTGGAGAGGTGGAGCCTTCACCGCCCCATAGTCGAATCGCAATGTGCCACCACCATCAACATTCAGCTGGTCACCTTGACTGAAAAAGGGCTGGTCAATGGGTTGTGTCACACCTCGCCTGCCCATCTGCCTGCAGAAGTCACATGGGTTTGGAGCCACTGACCACTTCATTCTGGTCAACCCAGACTCTTTCCAGGCCTCAACCTGGCCCTCATTCAGTGCTCGAGACGATTCAGTCCTGGCCACTGTCCTGGCTCGCCACTTGATCTGCCTGTCAATATCACCATTCTGCCTGGCCCACTGCTGCACCCTTTCAGTCAACTCTGGGATTGTCTCACCTTGCTCCAGGCCATCACCAACCAAAGTCCTGAGTGAGGCCTCAAGGCCCTTGCCTGTGCCACGCTGCAGCCTTGCAACTTGCTCCTCAATCTGCCTCTC